GCCGCGCGTACTATTGGGTGAAAGATCTCCTTGTGCAGCCTTGGAACGATCCAATCGAACCAAACCACGTCCTAACGTATGTTGATACCGACTTCTACATGGACATGGAAGCAGAGCTAGCGTACCATGCGCGGCTCGCCGTCATTTATACCGTTAACCCTACTAAAGTGTGCAACACTGAGGGAGACATTAAGTGGCGCTTCAACGCACAAGATGAGATAATCACGGACATTAATGGAGCAAAGGGATTTCAACACCAGCTGTGGAATTACAACGTCGACACGCTGACGGTCAGATACTATGGCCCTCGCGTGTTGGGTAGTTTTCTCAAAAGATTGGAACTGCCCCTGCGCACAGTCACGTTCAACGTGCAGATGCGACGCCAGGACGACTACCACGTGCTAGTTGCACTGACCCCACTCACAGTACATGGAGCCAGCGCATTAGTATTCCCACCGCTAGAAACCGACCACTTGAAACGCATGCAGTTCGCAACCACCGTCAAACCCAAAGACGCGGAACCGCTAACAGTGGTCGCCCTCAACCACCACGTTGAGGACACCGTCATGGTTTCCCTCGCACTGGCGGACGATCTCACGAGTGTGAATTGTCCGATCCGTGAACTAGAGACCGTGATAGATGCCATGAGGCTTGGATCCATGATCACCTCATCCACCGTGGCCCGATTAACAGGCCAAGTGGAACCCACCGCAGAGGCGAAGGCTTTCGCCACCAAACTTGCCGTGCTCGTGAAGCACCTGGATGTAATCCACGGCAACGTTCGAGTGATTGCCCAACCTCTGCCCCCACCACGCGTCCGCCATTTCGAATTCCTGCCAGCTAAAGACTGGGTCGATACGGCGAAGACGGGCATGGTAGCATTTTGCAATCCGTTGATTCACTCAAGTTTCGCGCCACTTGTATCACGTGGCAATGACGAAAGCATGATCAACGAACGATTGAAGATGCCCCAGCGCAAGTCACCGGCACCCGAGTGGACACCCAAGCATGACCAATATGCCAAGGAGTTCATTACGGCGTTCTTCAGAAAGACCACTCCCGTGGATTTCGAAGAGATCTGGGATAAACAGAGCCGGAAGACACAGCGTATCATCCTCACAGATGGATTGGTGGTAGACCACGATCTAGATGTTCCAGACCGCCTGATGATGAAGAAGGAGATGTACACCCGCGTGAATGACACCAGACCAATTATCACCGACGCCCCAAGCGAGAAAGTGATGAGCTCCGTGTTCAATTCAGCCGCCGGGGAACAACTGGAGCTCACCTTGTTCTACTGTGGGGGTATGAACGGCCGTGAAATAGCCGAAAATGTGTGTGCAGTGTGCTATGAGGCAAAGCACTGGCAGGGCATCATCTGGGAAGGTGACTTCAGTCGAATGGACGGGTCACGGAAGAAAGTGATGCACCTGGCGTTTATAATGTGGTTGAACCACATGTTTGCGCTGACCACCTCAGAAGGACACCCGCTAATCAAACGCATTTACCACCGCTTCGGAGCAGACGGCACATCGCAGATCCGCGTAGTGACCGTGTACGGAGCATCAATCACCCTTGACT